TTATGCGCCCGGAGATCCGAAGATACCAAGTGGGTCAGACACACCGAACGAATAACGTTCACGAGCCTTATAGCGACTGTTGCCAGTATCGAAATCAGCGTCCATAGAGGTTGCCATTTTCGCACGTACAAAGTGCTTCATGCCGTTAGGAATGTCAGTAGTTAAGAACCAAGCATTAGGCTCTGTTAGGTAATGGTTGACAGTGTATCCGCCCGGAACCGAACCGTTGTTCGATAGAGCATTGATGTCATTGTCAGCCGTACCAACACGACCTTCAGTCTCAAGCAAACGAGTCGCTACGAACTGTAGATCAGATGGGATGATGAGCTTTTTAGGCTGTGTAGCAATTTTTAAGCCACGCTCATCAGTCCACTGACCGATCTGAATAACAGCCGCTTCCAAAGAAGTTTCGTTAAGGTCAGCTCCTACAGCAGGACGGTTTGAGTTAGCGCCACCAGAAACTAGTGGGTGAGCAGTCGAACAAAGAGTTTGACCATCACCATAAGTAGTGCCAGTGAAAGCGCCATTCAATAAAGAGGCAGCTTTAACTTGCTTGGTGTACGCCATAGCGCGAGCCAATGCTTTGGTATAACGAGCAGACAAAGAGTCATACAAGTTATCTTCAATCGCTTCTTCAGTGATTGCAAAACCCATAGCAACGGTTTCGTGCGTGTAGCGAGCAGTGAACGCTTCTTGTGCATTGTCATACTCGATAGCTCCGCCTTCGGATTTAGTAGGGGCAGCACCGAAGCCTGACAATTTAGTTTCTTCTTCAAACGAACGATCAGAAGTCTCAGTTTCGTAGATTTCTGCGTGCTCGTCACCATATTTAGAGTACTCTAAGCCAAACAAAGCATTTAGTCCGGGGAGTAACTCTTTAAGCAGTTGTGATCTTGAAATAGCCATTAGTTACGCTCCTTAGATAGCCGTGAATGCAGTACCATAATTATGGTAAGCAAGATTAAATTTAACTAGCAAATCCGTTTTAGCATCACCAGCAGCAGAACCGGAACGGTCACTGAAGCCAACAATTTTAAACGGTAAAAGAGTAGTGGCGGGTGCACCTACGTCTTTTGTAGACTTACCAGTTGTAGTGTTAACATCACCAGAAACCTGCGCACCAGTTATGTTTACGTTTTGGCCAAGTTTTGCAGCAGTAACTGCTCCAGAAGACTGGACTTGGAAAGTTACACCCGGATCAGTAACAACATAAGCAGTAGCACCTGCGGTACTTGCTGGGTAATACTGACTGAATATCAATTGACCTTCAGCGTTAATGTATTCACAACCAACAAAAATACCAAGAGCACCGACACTAGAACCACCAAAGTTGTTAGCGACAGCGTTAGCGCCCGTGCCCGCTGCCATAATCACTTCACCAGCACTTAGCGAAACGATTGTGCCGTAGCCAATGTTGGTAGCAGCGGTTTTAATTGGAAACGAGTCTTGTGCTTGAGTGAAAGGGGTACCATCCGCCTTTTTCACTGGCACGAAACCGTATGGAGAAGCTGTAGTAGCCATTGTAAAACTCCTAAAAATTAAATTAATTTAGCCTTTTCCGAAAGTGACCTTAGATTTCCTATCATTAAATAGGGGCATTCTAGGATCATTTTCCCTCATAAGGTTGTTATCGACTGAAGCCATTTGCGACTCTGATTGCTGGTTATAATAAGCATTACGCTCTTCAACCATCTCCACAGGCGCTTTACATAACATCAATCCACCAATAACTACATTGTCTTTAAATCTATCGTTCTCGATAGTAACAAGTGTAATTTCTGGATGATCTGACGCTTTCACAGCAGTCCAACCTTCTCTCAATTTAGATGAGACGTTCATGCCGTCTACATTTCCTCGGGTAGAAATCCTAATCCAACGATATACATACCCCTCTTCTTGATTAGGGGACGGTAAAACCTCTGGACGTTTCCATGCAGTTTTACGAGCAGTTTTCTCACGGGTTTCTAATTCACGATCTAGTCTGTTATCAGCCATTATCTATTCCTCATCTCTTCAGCAACCTTTTTGGCGTATAGTTCGAGCGGTACTCCTAACTTCTTAGCGATAGCCACTTGTGTCCGCGTTAATGTCACCTTCTTTGGCGACGTGCTCCGCGATGCGGGAGCGACCACATTAGATTTTCGCTTCTTAGTTTCAGTTTCTTGCTCTTCTTGGTGTTCCTCCTCCCCGAAGTAATCCGAAAAGGTAGAACGCATACGGGAGTTAATTCTCTCGTAGTATTCATCACTGCTAGGGTCAAAACCTTCTTTAACGGCTTTATTGTGTACACCCATAGCGTAAGCAGTCATCTCATCATCGGTACCAAACCAAGTGTTTTCTTGTGCCCAGTTAGATGCTTTACCGTCCGATTGTGGAGTTTCTACTTCTGTTTCTTGCATTTGTACAGGAGTTTCCCTCTCTTGTAAAGGGGTATCTACTGTACTTAACTTATCTAATTTCATCTTAGCGTCTGTAAGTCTTTCTTGCGCCGCCACTAATTTGTCTGCGTTACCAGCTTCATACGCTTTTTTGTATGCGAACTTGGCTACGTTTACCTCTTTCTCGGCATCTTTTTTGCCGTTCTCTAGGAGGGCTAAGTTAGACTTAGTAGCTGTATCTAGTAGAGAGCGGTTCTCATCCACTAGTTTTTTAGCATAAGCCTCTAGCTCTCGACGTTCGCGCTCGGCAGATTCTTTTGCCCTACGCTCGTCGTGGTAGCCCTTACTAAAATGCTGGATACGCTTACGAACTTTCTCAGAGTAGTTTTCTAACTCCTCATCCGTAACATCTTCTGGTGCTGCAGATGCTTTGCGTTTACGGTCTTTCTTGGGAGTATCATCGACTACTTCGATTTCAACTTCTTTTTCTTCCTTAGCTTCGACTTCTACTTCTACTTCTTTTTCTTTGTAGTCATCAGCTTCTTTTTTACCCGAGACATCAATTTCTACTGCCCCAGAATCCTCGATTTCGAGGTCTTTCTTTTCTTCCTGCTCATCAGGAAACTCAAACTCTACTTTTTGAAAACCCATGTTATTCTCCTTATTACGCTCGTGCTACTGCACGGGGATCGGCTACAACGGCTTCAATTGAATCATCATTCATCAAGCGAAACTCGGTGTTACCCACTTTAAAACGCGTGCCAGTATTAGCACGGAACATCACATAATCACCTTCTTTACACCACGGCCCATCAGTAAAACGCTCTTTATCAGAGTATGCTTCTGTGCCCATATCTACTACTAAACCGATAGTAGATAGTACGTGGTCTAGGTGTTGCTCTTTACTAGACTTAATAATGCGGCTTTCCCCAAAAGTTTCTTCTACTTCAGGTAAAGCGACCAGCACCCTATATCCAACAGGCGTTGGTAACGCATCTTCTAGCTCTTGCTCATTTTCCGGATCTTTCTGTACAATCTTTAAATCAGTCATTATCTTCTTCCAAGTAATCACGCGAGAGGTCATTTGTGTATGATATGCAGGTTTCGAGACCTCGGATCAAACCTACAGTTTCTTGGTACTGGGCGTAGTCCTTCGCACCCCCGTTACTAAGAAATTCTTGTGCAGAAGAAACATGTTCTTCGAGTTTTCCTTTTAGCACGTCTAAGACGGTATTCATAAGTTATTCCTTACGTTGTTTATTCATCGCATCAGTCCTAGCTTTAACCATATCTAGGTCTAGTTTTGTATTGGCGGTACGTCTATCTGCAGCCAATTTAGCGCCCGCTTTCTGGGCATCAATCTCCAACTCCTGCCGATCAATCGCTAGCTGTTGTTGGTCAATCTGGTTATCCATCTGGTCTTTCTGAGTTTTGCGTTGTAACTCAGCTTGTTTGATCTGAGCTTCAAGTTGATCTTTCTGAGCTTTAAGCTGAACTTCTTGCTCTTTGATCTGCACTTCTTTCTGACGTAACTGTAAGATAGGATCTTGTGCTTGCTTCTGAGCTTCTTGTTGAGCTTGTTGTTGAGCATTTTGGTCTTTAACTTGCGCAGCGGCCTCAGCTGCTACTCTAGACATTTCTACTTCTAACTCTGGCGCTAACTCTTCGTTAGGATATGGTAATACTGCACCAATCTTCTTCTCTACTTGTGCTCTGTGCCTAAACGCTACATGCTCTGCTATATGCGCTTGTAGTGCCGCCACCATAGCTTGAGCTTGCGGAGATTTACCCAACGAACCCATAACTGAAGGGTCTTGTAAGAACGCTTGGTGAGTAGTAATGTGAGCTTGGTGGTCTTGTGTTAAGAACGCTTTTATGGGGGTACCCGTTAGCGCATTCATATTCTCACTAATAGGATCTGTTGGCTTAACATCGTCTTTCGTAGGTACCAACTTATCCGCGTTTTTCACACCCAACACCTCAATCATCTGACGGTGTAACTGAGGTAGGTTATATATCTGTGGAGCTTGCTGTGACATCTGTAATACAGTCTGATACTGAACTACACGCTGGGCCATAGTTGTATTATTAGGATCACTTACAGGTATGACTTCTACCATTTCGTAATCTTTCTTAATGGCTGTTACTTCACCTCTATGGGGCTCGTAACCATACTCATCCGGCGCATTCTCTGCCATGATCTCTTTGAGCATACGGAACTCTAACTTCATCGCATAATGCACACGAGCCTGTACCGCAGCCATAGGCTTCAACGTACGCTCTAATAAAGCTAGGGTAGTACCTACTGGCGCGTTCGCAGACATATCAGAAACATCCATATCCGCAATAGCGCCCAACCTACGACCTTCTGTAGTGATCTGATTAAGTAACGCTAGTAGCGTTTGGCTAGGCTCTTTATACGGTAGGGGCATTATATTGTCACGTATGCTACCTGATGGCACATCTACGTCTTTAAACTCACCCGGCTCGATAGGCGCATCATCACCTTTAATACGCAGACCACGCGATTTTAACCCCCCCGGAAGGTTAGATAGCGTACCAGCGTCCACCAATTGCCGTATAATCGACGTTCCTGCTTTAGCGTACCCACCTATGATGTGTATCAGACCAAGGCCGTAGAAGCCAAATCCGGGCACATAAGAGTAATGTACGAAATGCTGACGCTTCTTTTCTAACTCATCGTCTTCGTCATAATTACGTCTAATAGATAGTAACTCGTTTGTACTACGCTCTAGAGTGACCACATAAGGTTTAGCTAGGTCATCTTCATCGTCAATACCTTCAATTACAAGGTGGGCGTGGATTTCATATAACGTGTAACGATCATCACCATTAAGTTGAAAACCCGCTTCCTCTGCTTTACGCTCTTCAATGTCAGTCTGATATGGTGCTGGATCGTCCATATCTACATCCGCGTAAAAACCGTTTGCTTGTAACCGGCGGAGGTCATTTTTAGTCTTACGCATTACATGAGTAACACGTTCCGCTTCTTCTATATTAGACGCTCCATAAGGCACGATAACGTCTTCTGCGGGGATATAGATAGCGCACTGTCTGTCTAGGGTAGGGTCAAAGTAAACCTTCTTAAACGCAGATCCTGCAAGCCCTAGGCTATACAACATACGCTCATGCTCAGGACGATACTCAACCATATTATCAGTAAGTTGGTAATTCATGTCCACGCGTACGCGCTCACCAGCTTCTTCTTTCTCGGGAGTCTCTTTACCTAAAATCTTTATCTTTACAGGGCCTTGCGAGGGGAATGTCTCAGACATGGCTTCCGCTTGAAAACGGATAGCAGCTTCTGCTAATACTGTGGAGTGTACTCCGCAAGCTCCTTCCCACGGTGCAGTACGCTCCTCATACTTAAATCCAAGGATGTCTAATCCCTTTACGTAAGTATCAGCCCAATCCTTTCGGCTTTGTATATCTGATTCTACCAGACCTACTAACTCGTCTACTAGTATATTTTGTTCTTTTTCGTCTAACATCTCTACCAAATTGGCATCGAAATCTAACATGTCTTCTTCGTTACCCGGAATAAGAGTAATCTCTACGTCACCATTGTCCAACGTAACCATCTCTGGGTCTACGATCTCAATCTCTAACGCTTCTCCAGTTAGGTTCTCACCTTCAGGAGCCTCTGCCTGTAAACTTTTCTCAATAGCCATCTTTAACCTCTAATAATATCCGACACTTCTTCTAGAGAAGTATTTAGTTTCTTCTGGCTCATCTGTAGGCAATTGTATAAATCCACCCTGACGGAATCGCATTAACGCCATAACCGTAGAATCCACCAAATCATCGTTACTCATAAACGGGAACCCAGCAATCTCTTCAACAACTTCCTCAGCCCATCGAGTTTGCGGTACCCATACCAACTCAGAAGCTATAATATCAGATACAGAATTTAAACGTGCTAATTTATCACCCGACCCTCTATGAGGGGTAAATTCCTGTATAACAAGCCCCATCCTGCGCATTTCTTGGTATAACGCAACACCGGAACTCTTTTTCTCCACAATAAACGCATCAGGCTCCCACATGCTATACTGTTCCATAGCTAACTCTTTTAACTCAGGGAACTCAAAACGATCCTTTATACTATTAAGTAGTATGATGTTATGAGCATTTGTCTCTTCATTGAAGAATACCCCCCAAGTAGTTAGCGCAGTATAATCAGCCCTGTTATGTTTTTCTGCCGCAGAATCCAGCGACATGATCAAATACTCGCACATAGGAGGATCTTCCTTCTCCCATATCTGCCACCACTCTCTTTTTACAATAGCCGCTTCTTCTGCTGTCGGCTGCTGCTGATACTGTGCATTCCACTGGAATAACGGCATAG